AAGTGTGATTAAAATTTTATAAATCCTTTTTCCCATCCTTGATCCAATAAAACTTGTATCTCGGATGGGAAAATGAATTTGTTGATTTTTAATTTTTTGTTGTGCATTTTCTTCTTTCCTTTTTTAGACAGAGAAAGAGATTTTTTGTGTTCTTCAGATTTTGGAACATTTAAATGTGCTTTGCTTATTTTATCACTCCAAGTAATATTTCTACCTTTAAATGATTTTGTTCTTCTTATGATAAAATCTTTATCTTGTTTTTTACCTTTAAATCTTTTACTTATTGCTTCTTTTTGTTCTTCAGAAATGATTCTACCTTTACTTGCATTCGATATTTTCTTTCTCGTTTCTTCTGACCAAATTCTGTTTTTACCGGCATCACTTATTTTCTTTCTTGCTTCTTTAGTGTGTTTTATTACACAGCCACCGACTCCTCCTCTTCCCATATTATATGTATTTTTTTGTTTTACAAATTCTTCATTGACAATTTTCTTCTCCTTCAAGTATGCGGATTCTCTGTTGTCAAAAACAAAAAGGGTTTCTCTTTTGAATGAATTTATACCGTATTTTTTAATTGATTGTCTTAGGAGTTTACCCGAACCTAGATATCCATCAAATAAAACAGGAAAATGAAACTTTTGCTTATGTACACCAATGTAAATTTTTTGGTTGACAAGATTTGTGGTTTGATATACAATATAAATAGAATTAGATTTTGACATGTTCTTCCTCACAAAGAAATGTTGAGATTTAGAGAAAGGAAGGTGTTGACCGCATCTTCTTTTCTTGTTATACTTATTTATAATAAATAAAAAATGAAAGGGCTCAAAATGTGACTAATAAAATGACAGATATCACTAAACAAGAAGCTGTAGATAAGATCATTACATTATCGGAAGAGATTCAGAAGGAATTAGAATCTCTTCAGAATAAAAACAATATTATTCCGTGTCCATTTATTGCAGAAGGTTGTAACAAAGGATGCTCTTTTTATGCGGACGGATCGGAATGCATTTTCAAAAATAAACCATCTTGAACATCAAAACATATGAACATAGATTTAAATAAAAACACTGTAATTTCCAATGAGTGTTCTTCCTGTGAGGCAACATTTGACGTCATACATTCAATGGATACTTTTTCTTATCAACCAAAAAACTGCTATTTTTGTGGCGCCGAATTGTCAGAAGATGAAATAGAAGAAAATCAATTGGATTACGAATATGACGAATATGACGAGTGACCCAAAGAAAAATATAAAAAGGAAGGTTTGTGTTCATTTAAAATGCAAAACTTATTTAGAAGGTTTTATCTACGTCACCGGTGATCTTAGATTTTCTAATGCTGTTTTAAAGAAACTTAATGAGCATAAACAATTTCCAATGACTGAAGTTATTATTGATCATGAAATTAGAGTATCTTGGTTAGTAGTTACATCGGATTATGTGGCATTTGTATATCCGTGTGAAAATATTCAGTACAACAAATAAACAAAGGAAACTAATGAAAACTTTTAAAAAACTAACGGAAGAATTAAATGAAGCCAAAGGCAAAAAGTATGAAATCAACAAAGATGGAAGAGTTGTAGCACTAAAGAATTTTGGAAATGTTAAAAAAGGTGATGTCGGAGGATTTGTAAAATCAGAAAAAAATCTTTCTCAAGAAGGTGATTGCTGGGTTTATGATGATGCTCGGGTTTATGATAATGCTTATGTTGGCGATGATGCCAGAGTTTCTGGAAAGGCAGAGGTTTCACAACGTGCACGAGTTGTTGATAACGCTAGGATTTCTGGAAAGGCAGAGGTTTACGGTACCGCCATGGTTTTCGGAAATGCTCGGATTTCTGATAATGCATCGGTTTCAAAAGATTCTAAGGTCGGTGGAGATGACAGTCTTTCCGGAAATGCTTGGGTTGCTGGCAGGGCTTCGGGATTCTAATATATTTAAACCTAAAATTTTCATTAGAACGTTAAATAAAGATAAAAAGTCATAAAAAGAGTTGACAAATGGCTCCTGTTTTAGTATAATAGATTATACAATAAAGATTGACTCATTAATCATTTTACTAAATCGGAGCCATAATATGAAAGGTTATCTTGAAATCAATGCTTCAGAATCAAACGGAATTCTTTACTACTCTTTCGAGAACCGAGGAACTTCTTATACACTTTGCAAAATAAACAATGGATGGGAGTTGTGGTCTAAAAGACTTGCCGCTTCTTTTGATCCTACTATACGTTTCTTTTCATCAGTAAAAGAAATTGAATCAAAAATCAAATCACTCCGAGGAATTTCTTCCTTAATCAATTAAAAGGATTTATATTATGAAATATGTCATAGAATTGTTAGAAATTAAACAGGTTCCCAAAAATTTCATCGGATGTTCTGTTTGCGGTAAATTTAAAGATCCTTCAGAATATCGAAAGCCCGATCATAAACATCAAAGCAGAACCAACTGTATTGATTGCTACAATATGGGTTGGGATGAAATGCAGAAATTGAAGAAAGAAATTGAAAAATTGAAGAAAAGTCATGAATACCGAGTACTTTCAATTCAATTCAGGGTTTTCATAAATTCATATTCAAAACAGGAACTCATTGACCGAATCAAATCAAATCATGAAGAAGTTATAAAGAAACTCGAGGATCTTCCTGATAATGCTCTAATTGATATTGATTCGGATAGTTGTTTATCTGAGGATTACTATATTGAAGTTATAAGCGCGGCTCCCAAATTCAAGTGGGCACCTGATGTAACCATATTCAAATTACGGTAAAGGATTTATATTATGACTACTAAAGAACATGTAGAAGATATGAAAAAGGGACTTTGTGTTCGTGTTGATTATGGATACTTATATGTTAATGTGTCCAGGGATCGTTTGATCAAGAATGATCCTATAATTGGATGGATAGATAGTTGTAAAAATGTACCAACGGATGACGTAATTCACAGAGATTCAATAGTCGGAAAAGGTATTAGAAAGATTGTAATAGAATCATTTTTTGAACAAAATTATTAATAGGATAAATAGGAGATTAAAATGATCAACAAAGAAAAGATAAAAAGGAAATATGTAATCTACATCAGTTATGAACCTATGATTTATATAGTAGGACTAATTAATGTGAATAAAGGATTAAGACCTTCTGATGGGATAAAAGAAGAAATGAATACCGGATTTATTACTGTAGAAGTAACTAAAGGAAGTGAATTCGGGGCTGGTGAAATACTTGTAATTCCAGCAAATCAGATAAAAAGTATTATAGTAGAAGAATAATTATGGGCTGGTCAAAAGGATTTGATAATAAATGGAATAGAGATATAGGGGCACGGAATTCCTGCTATATGTGATCATCAGGGGGGGGGTGGAAAGGAAATAGACAGATGAACAACCAACATCTTCATTTTAAGGAGTAATGATGCTATTTAAAATCTTTTTAGTAATTGCTGTTATATTCAGCATAATTTTCACTTATTGGTTTGCATTTGTTTATGGTGAAACTAATTATCCGCACGCAGATGTTGTATCATGTATTCTTATGGGAATATTCCTGTCATGGGGATTTTGTACAATTGTCGCGTGTTTGGTGGGTCTATGGAATACATCTCGTAAAGGATAATCATGGAAATATTTTTTGATACAGAATTTACAGGTCTCCATCAAAATACAACTTTAATTAGCATCGGATTAATATCAGAAAATAATCATACATTTTATGCTGAAAGTATAGAATATGACATCAAACAAGTTGATGATTGGTTAGAAAAGAATGTTCTTTTTAATTTATTGTTCAATGATTATAAAGAGCGGTTTAAGATTACAGAACAGTCAAGAACTTCTGTTTTAGGAACCGAATCAGAAATTGCAGAATCATTGAAAGATTGGCTGGAATCATTTGGTGAAGAAATTAAAATATGGTCAGACTGTTTATCTTATGACTGGGTACTTTTCAATCAATTGTGGGGACATGCTTTTAACATTCCTCAATGTGTATATTATATTCCTTTTGATATCTGTACTCTTTTTGAAATTAAAGGAATAGATCCTGATATTTCAAGAGAAAAATTTGTTGATTTTAGAGGAGAATCTCTTAAACACAATGCACTTCATGACGCTGTAGTTATCAAAAAATGTTATGAAAAATTAATTTCTTTGTAAAAAGTCAAAAAGGTGTTGACAAATGTCTCCTGATTTAGTATAATCCCTGTATATCATGAAGATTAATATTAATTCGGAGTACATTATGAAACAGTCTTTTGACGAATATCTTGCTGAACTTGAAGAGAAAGAAGAACGAAAAGAATATGAATCCCGTTATGACGGTTCCTATCAGGCTTCTAAAGGTGATTATGAAGGAGCCATATATGCTCGTGATGAATTTAATTCAGGGAGGATTTCATAATGTATCTTCAGATCACGACTAAATGCAATATGACTTGTGAACATTGTTGTTTTTCTTGTTCAATGAATGGTAAACACGGAGACTATGACACTATTCTAGAGGCAATAAATTTTGCCGCTGAGGAAGACTCAGAATTTATCACTATAGGAGGAGGTGAACCGACTCTTCATCCGAGATTCTTTGATATTCTTGAAAGATGCTTAAAAAGATTTGATCACGTCTGGTTCGCAACTAATGGAAGTGTTACCGAATCAATGTACCGGATTCATAATATTATGCAGGATCAAGATTATGAATCTTTTGAATGCACCTGTACTGAAGAAGATCTTGAATATTATGAGTGTGAATGTGATCATCAGGTGATTTATTCAAACAGTAAACTTGCTGTTGATATATCTTCTGATCATTATCATGATCCCATAGATGAAAGGGTTGTCAATCTCTGGAAAAGAATGTCTAAAGATAATCATAACTACAATTTTAGAGATGTTGCACACAGCGGCGGAGGAGTTTCCAATCAGGGAAGGGCTGCAAGAACTGGTGCCGGTCAGGGAAATCATTGTGTTTGTAGTGACATCATAATAAAGCCAGACGGAAGACTAAAGATGTGTGGATGCCATTTCTCTCCAATTATCGGTGATATCTGGAGAGGCATTTCTAAAGAATATGATTATCATTATAACACTTGTTACAGAGAAATTTAATATTTCTCTTGACAACTCTTTTTAATAATGTTATAGTTCATTATAAATCAAACAAAAACTAAATCTGAGGTTAATATGAACGAATTGAAACTCCCCAAAAATGTTCAACTTATCGGGTACGCTCTTATAGCCGCCGGATATCCCACATATCTTGTTGGTGGTGCAGTTAGAGATTTCATCATGGGAAATGAACCCAATGATTTTGATCTTTGTACAAAGGCTAAGCCAGGCGAAATCATCGAAGTAATCACAAAATATTTTCCTCTTTCTAAAGTGAACTTTGTCGGTTCATCTTTCGGTATCATTATTTGTGATGGAATTGAAATCGCTACTTTTCGTGGTGATAGATATTTGAATGATGGTGATGATAAAAATGTAGACATCAGTTATGTTGATACTATTGAAGAGGATCTTGCCAGACGAGACCTGACAATAAATGCCATTGCTATGGACTTTAACCGTGAATTAGTAGATCCTTTCGGTGGTCTGAATGACATCAATAATAAACTGATTCGGTTTGTCGGAGATCCTAATGAAAGAATCAATGAAGATTATAATCGTATTATAAGGGCTTGTAGATTTGCCGCTAGATTTGATTTTCTTTTTCATGATGATACCGTCGATGCTCTTATTGATAACAGAAAAAAGATATCAAAAATCAAACCCGAAAGAATCCAGAAAGAAATCTTAAAAGCAATGGAGTTGGATGAACCTTCACTTTTTTGGGATTTGCTCAGAACTTTGGGTTTCTTTGAAATCTACTTGAAAGAAATGAACAGATCATATGGTTTTGACGGCGGAAAGCATCACGCTGAAACTGTTTGGGAACATATGATGGCAGTTGGTGATGCTCTGTCTCCTAATGATCCTATTCTCAGACTTGCTGGATATCTTCATGACATTGGTAAGCCCAAGGCATATGACGGAGAGAGATTTGTCGGCCATGAGAAAGAAGGTCAGTTGATTCTTTTGAATGATCTGAAAGAACTGAAGTTCTCTAATAAAGATATTGAAAGAATTTCCGGTCTTACTCGTGCACATATGTATCTTTTGAAGTTTATTTCTTCAAAGTCAACCAGAAAACTGAGGAACAAAATCAATACACTTGGGATTGATTGGCGAGATCTTACTCGATTGAGAATTGCTGATGCTAAAGGGAACTTTAAATCTGCAAATGAAACTATTTCTGGTGTTAAAGAGATAGTTAAAACATTTACTCTTGTTGAAGAAGAGCCGGTTAATTTGAATTCTCTTGCGGTTTCTGGTGGTCAGTTGATCAAAGAACTTGAACTTACTCCAGGACCGATTGTTGGTGAAATCCACAGGGAGTTGTTTGACTTCTTTATTGAAACCGGTGTGGCTGATGAAGATTGCCTTCTTCTGGAGAGTGTGAGAATTCTCAAAAATAGATCTAATCTATAAAACAGTGGCGGAACTGGTAGACGCACATAGCCCTTGACGCTATGATTCGCGCTGAGTGATCATAAGCAAGAATGCAGGTTCGAATCCTGTCTGTTTTATTTTCTTATATTGTATCTTTTGTTCATTTTTATGTTGACATAACCTCATAATATGTTATAATGAACCATAAGATTGAGATTGAGAACAAAACAAATAAGGAGACTTTATTATGATGTATGCATTGTTTATATTAGATTTACTTTCTGTTTCTATAGACGACGGTGATTATCCTTCACATGAATCTTCTCTGTTTTGGTTAGATATCGCTTACTCCATATCTGCTGATCAGCGGGATATAGTTTCTGAGTTGGCTCACGGTTGATAACAAATAAGGAGTTTTTATTATGAAAAGAACAGCAAGAAATGAAATCTACAAAAATGTTGTCAAATATAATGGTGTTTGCCATGCCGGAACAATTAGTCAAGATACCGGATATACCATTCAGACTGTTAAGAAACATATAAAGAATTTCATGAAAGAGGGCAAAATTGAGAATATTCCTTGTCCTAGTAGCGGTAAAGATTGCTACTATATTGTGATTCGGAATTATGTTATCAATGATAATCTTGATGCTACAGAATAAGGAGAAAAAATGAGTTTAAAAAAAGGCGACTATGTATCTGTTTACGACTTTTCTTTCATCGAACGTGTCGATTCTTGGGAGTCGAATGTTTATATAAATGATACAGAGGATACAGTTTTCAAAATTCTAGAAATCAAACCATTAAATTTTTTGAGAACAGTGAACGATTCCGAAAGACCGATACATGATGTATACATTCAAGACACAAAAACTAAAAAGATATATCTACATTCTTTATATCTTTGTAAAAAGAAAATGTTTAGGACTGCAAAAAAATCACATGAGATTGTCAAGTGGTTAGAAGATCATAATTGGGAATGTCAAGATGACGGTTGGAAATCTCACTGTGTAACAGATTATCCCGCTTTTTTCAACTTTCGAATGCTTCAAGAGTGTGGCAAAAACATTGAAGAATCCGATTATAAATGGAAAGATGAGTGGGTTGATTACAATTAAAGGAGAATTGTCATGGGATTTAATTATAAAAAACTAGAAGATTTGTATCATACATTTCCGAGATCAGGAGAGTTTAAGAAGCATTGGCTGTATTTAAAGGGCGAAGTCGTCTTTTCTGGTGATGAAAAAGAATACAGGGACTTCATTGCAAATAACTCCAAATCAGAAAAATGTGTACATGAATCAAATGTTGATGATGTTGCTTGGAAAGCGGCAAAGAAAGTTCACAAGGAAAAGAGAATTGCGGCTGAAGAAGAGTTTAAAAAATTTCTCTTTTCTGAATACGGAGTTAATAACAACATAATCAACAAAATTGTATGGGAAGAAACCATCAATAACGGCAGTGAACTTCATGAATGGGAACTTAAATTTGCAGAACTATCATATCTTGCTAAGAGGATTCTTGAACAAGTAATTTAGATAATTTAGGTGTTAATATGAGTAAAGAAATCGGAAGAATCAAAAAGGCTGGATCTATGAAATTCAGAAAGGACTTTTATGTCAATGAATTTTATGGTGGCGCCCCTGTTGGAAGGTGTTATCAATTTACTCAATATAACACCGAAAGGAAAGATCACCATTATGTTACTATATCAAAAGAAGAGTTTAGACAACTTCAGTGGATGATATTTCTACATAATCATCCGAGACTGAAGAAATTCTTTAGTATGTTTAAGAGGTAGCCTATCTTCTCCTTAGTTGTTTAATGTATAAGTAATATTATATTAACAACTAAGGAGAAGTGAATGAAAAAGTATAGACAACTAAAAACCACTGAAGTAAAACCTCTTCGTGAAAAACTTCACCAAGAGCAAAACATGATTTGTCCGATTCTTCAGCAAGAATACTCTTTTGAGGAAATGGCTTTAGATCATCTTCACAAACAAAGAAAGGCAGATGATCCTGAAGAAACTGACACTGGATTAATTCGTGGTTGTATCAACATTCAAGCAAATATTGTTTTAGGTAAAATCGAAAATTCGTGGAAAAGAACTGGACTTGCTGATAGAGGTCATTCTCTTTCTGATGCTTTGAGAAGAATGGCGGATTATCTTGAAAATGAACCTTTACCTTTAATACACCCCTCGGAAAAAATTCCCGTTATTAAATTCAAAAAGTCATCTTACAATAAACTTGTCAAGAAGATAAAAGAAACTGATCCTAATAAAAAAATTCCACCGTATCCCAAACGACAGGTTTTGACAAAAGAACTAAAAACTTTATTTGAAAAGTATAACGTAGAAGTGGAATATTATAAAAAAAGTCTTGACAATACCTCAGAATAATGTTATAGTTCTTTATAATAAAGATAATAAAGATTGAGAAAATTTAAAAGTGAGGTTATTATGAATATTGAAAGTCAATTGAAAAAAGTTACTGTTTGGGAATGTACTGATGGTGAAAATTTTATTTCTAAAATTGCCGCAATTCATCATCAAAATGATATCAATGAACTTGAAAAGGCTAATGATCTTCTCGATAAATTCTTTTCAATCGGTGATATTCTGGAAGTGGCTTTTGGTGTGCTTCCAGAATATATTGATGAAAAACTTTATAATGTTAACAAAAATTCAAAACTTGTTATCGAACACTGGCAATGTAAAAATACTCCTGGGTATCAGCCAAGAAGGTTTGAAAGTAGACACAAAATGTTTGTATCAGGTGACGCAGGTGCTTGGTCTGGGCCATATGGAGCATCAATAACAATCAGTGATATTACTCGGTATGCAAAAGATGAAAGGAGCATTCTATGAAAAGAATATTTTTAGTTTTATTTACACTTTTTGTATTCACCGTTCCCGTTGAATCTCATTCTTTTACTCTAAATGATTTTCTTTCAACTGTTGAAAGGTTGTCCGCTTCTAAACAAAGAGAAGAAAACAATCAAAGACAGATAGAACAACAAAGAAGAAAGCAAGCATTAAGAGAGGAACGTGAGAGGGAACAATTGAGAATCAACCGAGAAAGACATGAAATGTATATGGAGAGAGAAAGAATAAGGAATGAAGCAATGAGGAGAGCGAATGATCTTAACTGATTTTAACGGAGTGGCTATATCGGCAATTGTTGCCGCGGCATTCAGAGAAAAGATTCCTATGGAAAGAAATATGATAAAGCATATTGCTATCACTTCTTTTCTTAATATCAATAAACATCTTGCACGTGAGTATGGCAAGCATTATCTTTTAGTTGATTCACGTTCTTGGCGAAAAGATGAATTTCCTTTTTATAAAGCCAATAGAAAAGATGCAAAAGAGAAATCTTCTATTGATTGGGATCTTATATTCTCTGTTATGAATGAACTAAGGGATGATTTTGATCAATACTTTCCTTTTGAAATTCTAAGACATGAGGGGTGTGAGGCTGACGATCTTATTGCGGCTTTAACAAAATATGCTCAGGCTTTTGAAAAAGTTGTTATAGTATCAAAGGATAAAGACTTTCATCAACTTGTCAATTTCTCAGTATCACAGTATAATCCGATGACCAAGAAATTTTTTGATGTGGATCCTGAGGCGTTCCGAACAGAACACATTCTTTCAGGAGACTCTGGAGATGGTGTTCCGAATATTCTTTCTGATGATGATGCCTTTATTAGTGAATCAAAATCACAAAAGAAAATGACAGCAAAAAGAAAGGAGATTTTACTAAGATTAGCAGAGAATGAATTTCAAAATGTATCTCTAAATGATGAAAAAGAACTTAAAATATCAGCGGAAATCTTAAAAAGAAATTGGGAGAGAAACAAAAGACTCATTGATTTGACGGAACTTCATGAATGTACTAAAGGATTCCTTAGAGAGTTTGAAACATCAAATGCCGAAGAAAAACTCCCTAATGATTTGCTTCAGTATTTTGTAAAAAACAAGATGATTGTTTTGATGGGAAAAGTAAATGATTTCTTCATAAAGAAAAGTGAAGGGAAGAACGAAACTAAAGTACTAAATAAAAAACATAGTACAAAACACAACACAAACAATACTAATTCATTGAAAAAATTCATGTAACGGAGGAAACCTTGGACGATTACGATAAACACATAAAAATGACACAAGAAATTCTTGATGCTAAATTTAGAAAAGGGGAAATAAAAAGACTTTTCATTGGAGAAATTTTGGAAGGTCTTGCTGAAGTTAAAACATTTCCAGAAAGAGTGAAGGCTCTTCGTGCTAATTCTGAAAGATCACTTAATACTATTCTGATGTATACATTCAAGAATGAACAACATAGAATCACAAAAGAAATATTAGACAATCTTTCTTACGATGAAACTCCTATCGGAGATAATGACATTTCATTGTATCCAGGGAATCTTCATGAAGTTGCCAGAAGACTTTATGTATTTAATCGTGCAGATTTAACTGAAATGAAACTTAAAAGACTTTTAGAGGATATACTGGAGACCTTACATCCCTCTGAAAGAGAGATTTTGATTGGTGTTTTTAAAGGTAAATTGCCGTACAAAAATATCACTAGAAATTTAGTCGAGACTGCTTTTCCTGATCTGTTTGTTAATGAAGTTAAGAAAGATACTTCTGAGGCACAAGAGGAGGGAAAGTCAGAAGATTCTCGCGAAGAATCAGAAAAGAAATCAAAAAATCCAGAGGAAGATCCTAAATGATTTTATTTGAATATTTCTGTAATGATGATAATCATCACGAAGGCTGCGGTCATGAATTTGAAGTACTTCTACCGATTGATGATAGAATCAAACCGATGGGAGAAAAGTGTCCGAATTGTGGTAAAAAGGGAAATGTTTGTAGAAAATATTCTTCTAAACTGTTTACTAGGGTTATAAATCCACATAAAAAAATGTCTGAAGATTTCAAATCAGAAATGAAGAGAATTCACAAGGAACACAAAATAACATCAGAATATTTTTAGGAGATTTGTAGCAATGCCTTTGTACGAATTCATGTGTTTGAAGTGTAATAAAGAATTTGAAGAATTTAAATCCCTCCGAGGAACACCGGAGGGAAAATATGAAATCGATATGCCTACTTGCCCTGATTGTGGGGCAAGTACCAAAAAACTTGTATCTGCTTCTAACTTTCATCTAAAGGGTAGTGGTTGGGCTAAAGATTTGTATTCAAAACCTCCGAAGAAAGGATAGTTATGACTATAAAACACATTAAAGACAGAGATATGATAGGAATTTGTGGAGCATGTGGAGCAGTTTTTGAGGCTAATAGAGAAGATTTTGATAATACTCTTATGACTGTATGGGATTGTCAAGTTTGCGGTGAGAATGATTCTGTTCCTTTTTATGATAAATCTCCTTCTCATAGACTACTTTTTGACGAAATAAAAAGATGATTCAACATATAAAACCGGAGGTTGAAACAACATATGATGATATTGGTAGATTATATAAGATTGATCGTAATTATTACTACTCTGTTACTTCTGTCTTATCGGCTACGTCTGATAAATCTAGTATTGATGTTTGGAGAGAAAGGATTGGAGAAAATGAAGCGGATAAAATCACTAAGAATGCATGTAATACCGGAGAAGGATTCCACCAAAAATGTGAAAACTATCTACTGAATGAGCCGTCTCCCAAAAAATCATTTTTAGTGGAAAAGTTGTTTAAAGAATGTAAGCCAATTCTAGATAAATATATTGATTATACTTTTGCAACTGAAATTGTTCTTTGGAGTCATGTTGCTAGAATTGCTGGTAGAGCCGATGCGGTGGTTTCTTGGAGAGGAGAACCAGTAGTTTTAGATTATAAATGCATCAATAATAATGATCCTAGATTTTTGGGAGATTATTGGATCCAATTGACAATGTATGCTATGTGTATAAGAGAGATGTTCGGAGTAAACATTAAAAAATTGATTCTTGTAACTGCAAGCAAGAGAAATCTTTCTTGCACATCATTTGAATCTCCAACACGGTTTCATCTAGATGAAACAATCAAAAGAATTAAAAAATTTAGGGAGATAATGAAAGATGCCAGAGCATAAATGTTATTCATGCGGAGAGTTTCACATTCCTGAAGTTACTATCAATGATTCCGCTTTCGATCCTGAATTAGAGGAAGATGCAAAATATTTTTGTTCATTTGATTGTTTTTATGATTATGAGGACAATTATGAATACTTCATGAGAAATATTTTTCCATTTTTTATTCTTTTGCATAAAAAGTGTTGACATGTCCTCAGAATAATGTTATAGTTCATTATAATAAAGAGTAAGACAGATAAAAAATTAAATGTGAGGTTATTATGGATGTTAATGAAAGAATTGCTATGTTAGAAGAAGCCCGTGAAATGATTCTTGCCGCAGCCGATCTTATTGAAGGAGCGGTTGCTCGAACTGATATTGCCATCTCTTGTGATGCTTATATAATTTCTCATCTCCGAAATTGGGCTGATGAAGATGGAGCTAATCCTTATGACCAGACCGTTGATAGAATCATTGAAGACCTCCAAAGAGGTGAATAGTGGACGACTTCAAAAAAGAAATGAATAAAGTTTGTGGTGTAGGTGGAATACACTGTCAATGTTGTAATCCTTTCTTCGGTAAAGATAGAAAAGCACTGAGAAGAAAAGTGCGGAGCACACTAAAACAGAAATTAAGGAGAAAACTTAATGGAAGTTCCTATGAGTAAAAGAAATAAAGAATGGATTGATAATGCTTCTTATAAAGAACTTCTTTATCGGTGGAGATATGCTCCCGCTGGGGATCCTATGTTTGTAGGTGAAACGGGAAGTTACTTTGAAAATACAATGCACAAAAAGAAACTTCTTTTATCTCCAGAAGAAGCGTCAAATATTAGTAAACAAATAAGTTGGTAAATAAATGAAATTGTCTAAATATCCATATAAGGGTTGGGATTGGACGGAAGTTTGTAATGCTATTAACATTACTGCTTCAATAGATGATAATCCTTTTTATCAAAAATGGTGGTCTGATTATGACATACTTGAAGGATTTGAGAATCTTCCTCCTTTATCGGATAAAGATCGTTGGTTGTTAGAAAATGAAGGACTTTATTTTGATTGCTATATTCAGGCACTTTTTATGCACAATCCCATAAAATGGAACAGAAAGCGAAGAACCATGGCATGGCTTGCTAAAAACATAAGAGATTATCTTAAAAAATTAGCACCAGAAGAAGAACAAATTAGTTACTCTGCTCCTCTTTGGAAAGGTCTTTCTGAAATTGAACATGATGAAACACTATTACAGCATTATCGGATATTATTTAGAAGTGCTTGGAGTTAATTTATAAAGGGGTGTAACTCAATTGGTAGAGTACGTGGTTTTGAGCCACGCTGTTTTCAGTTCAAATCTGAACACCCCTTCCATTTTAAATTTAATATAATGTATTCTATGCTATCTCTATTTTCTAAAAAGCAAGATCTTCCTAAATCAGTCGCTGAACTATTTTACAACAAAGAAAAAACTGTTTGTAAAGTAGTTCACAAGTCTGGTGCTGAAACCACTATCAAAACAAATCAATCCTGTGACGGTACAACAGATCCTAAAAAAGTTGTTGTCTTCATATCATCTTCAGTTGGTTGCAACCAGGGTTGCAAATTTTGCTATTTAACAGCAAAGAAATATCCTTACTGCAAACTCAGTGAAACGATTATCATCAAAAATACTCTTGATGCCATCACCGCCTGTCAAGATCTGATAAAAGGCAAATATTTAAAGTTGTCTTTCATGGGAATGGGTGATGTCTTTTATGAAAATCTTAACATCAAAACTATAGTAAGAAACATATTTAAGGTTCTTTTGATTGATAAGGAGATAGAAGGAATTGATGGTGTTGATATTGGAACATGCATGCCTAATACAAGTTTCTTAGAAAATAAGATTGTAGAAATTAGTAAATTAAATAAATATCTTTTTGAAAATTATTTTCTTTACTTTAATCCAAAAAATGTGTATACTGATATAGTAATGAATAAATTCGGAAATGTTTTTCCGAGGACTCCTGTTAGATTATTTGTTTCTTTAAGTACTGTTGATCCCGGAGTAAGACATTATTTAATGCCTAACTCAATTGATATTATAGATCTGGAAAATATTCTTGATGAAGTTGATACTAATATAATTTTTCATTGTATGTTTTTTGAAGGATTAAATGATTCATTTTTTTATCTCAGAGATTTAAAAGAATTTGTGAAAAAACACTACGGATCGGAATTAAGAATACTGAGATTTAATAAATGTTCTAATGATGTAACTTTAAATGAATCTCCTAATTTTTGGAGAATAATCGATTATTTTAAAAATGATAAAGATATTAGATTTAAATATCAGATATCAACTGGTAAAGAAATTCAAGCATCATGCGGACAATTCATTTGTAAAAATTGTAAAGATATATTAATACGGGAGGATGTGTAGTGTACTTAGATGAATTTATAGGATGTTTGGTTGTTTTATGGCTTATTTTTTCTTGGTTAACTCATGTTGTAGTTTGTCTGTACACTGGTTCTTGGGGATTTTTAATCGCGGGTGCTCTGATGTTCCCTATTGCTAATATTCACGGAACCGGTATTTGGTTCGGATTCTTTTAGAGGATGATATCATGAAGATTCCATTACAAGCGATTTTGATGGCTGGTGAAGATATGAAGAAAATCACCATGGACGGTTCCAAGAAAATTACTATTAGAACTGAACATAGGTCCTACATACCAGGACCGGTTTTGTGTGGATGTCATATTCTGAATTGGGCATGCATGAGAGAAATTACAAATGTTAGACATACCACATTCGGAGAAATAACTAAAGAAGAATGTGAAGCAGATGGTTGTAAAGATCTTAATGAATTGTGGGTATTGTTATATAAATATTATGGATATATTGAATATAAAGATCCCATGACTGTAATTTACTTGAAATAGGAGAAGAGATGATGAAAAAGATTATAATGATAATTATTTTGTTGTTATTGAGCGGTTGCTACGGAGGTACTATTCCTCTTAGTGTAATCAAAGAAGGAGAAGAAAAGTGCGAAATTAATGGTGGAATAAAAGAGATTGACATATTTAAAATAGCTGTGTATTATGATGTTCATTGTAACAATGGTGCTACATTTAGAATAGATAGTTTATAAACAATTAAGGAGAAATGAAATGAATGAACAAGTGAACTTGTTAGAAGTAGAACCAATTGGTGTTGATTATGTTAATGTGAGTCAACAAGGAATTCTAAAACCTATCACTCAAAAAACTGAAGAACAATTGATTGTTGAATCTTTGTTGCCTGAATCCAATCAGGTTGTTGACTTTGTTTACGGACCTCCGGAAAGAATGGAAGGCGAGTCTAGAAAACATTATATTGTCAGGAGAAAACTTGAGCATGAAATCTTTAAACGCAGAATGAAAAACGGTGTTAATGTTTGGGATACTGCCACTAAAGGTCAATGTACATCAGAAAAGACAAGAACAAAAAAGACTCTTAAAAGAATGGGATTGGCCAAGAAACTGTATAAAGAAGTTTTGAAAGGTCTTAAGGCTGACGGTAGAGTATAAACTCAAATAAAGGAGTGTGCTATGTTTATTTACAACGATTTTGATTCATCTAACATTAAACAAATCAAATACACTGATAATATTGAATTCGTCGATGCTCCAGATGAAGCCGATTTCGGTGTGTTAGAAATCACCTTTTTGAATAACACTGTTTATGAGTATTACAATGTGCCTTGGGAATTGTATCAGGAAATGGTGCAATCTAAATCAAAGGGTACATTTCTCAACAAAGAAATAAAAGATAAATATGAATTTGCAAAAATCAAATAAGTGGACAAAATATTCCGGTGATAAAGTCTTTTTCACTGCTGATGAACATTACTACCACCGGAATATAATAAAATTTTGCAATAGGCCTTTCTTCGATGTTAAAGAAATGCATGATGCTCTAATAAACAATCATAATGAGGTGGTGCGGGATGACTGCATCACCTTTCACATTGGAGATTTTGCTCTTTGTAACAAGGATTTTGATGCTGTCATTAGTATTTTAGATAGACTTAATGGAAAACATATCATGATAAATGGGTCACATGATAAATGGTTCTATTCATCAAAAATACGTTATAATTGCGGAATTGCTCATGATATGATTCATAAGATTGAGGTAGATGGTCAAAGAATTGTTCTTTGTCATTATGCAATGAATGTGTGGCCATCTTCTTTTCACGGTTCTTGGCATCTTTTCGGTCATTCACACGGAAGATTAAAAGGATCCGGAAGATCTTTTGATGTTGGTGTAGACTGTAATAATTTTTATCCATTATCATTTGAAGAAATAACAATAGAAATGTCACTTCTTGATACATTTAATGATGTTGAAAGAGGTTAATCTCAAAGCATAAATAGATATGAATACTAAAGAGAAATTATTAGGATTAGAAATAAGCCTGATTCAAGAGAAACTTAACACCAACTTTTGGCAGTCTGAATGTTTTAAAGCAAAATTAGAAACAGTGAAAACAAATCGCAGCATTTTTGAAAAAGAATTAGAAATCAAGAATGAAGAACTGCGACAATATGAAGATACTGTTATTACTGAGACTGTTGGTGAAGCCGATGAATAGATATGTTTCAAGAAATTATAGCACCTATCATAGAAAACGAACAAAGTTTGTTCATAGTCTATGCTATTATCATTGCGGCCATAGGAGGATTTGCTAATTGGTTAGCAAATGATAAACATACTATATCAAAGTGTGTTATCGGTGTTTTTCTTGCTGGCTTCGCCGGTTTTTTGGTAGGAGAAATATGTCTTGCTGTTAATATAACTGGTAGTTGGGCATATTTCATGTGCGGTTCTGCAGGCCTTGCCGGTGAAGCAATTATTAAATTTTCAAGACAGTATATCATTCATAAAACTGGTCATATTTTAAATATTGAAAACACTATGGATGAAATAAATGAAATTGAAAGAAAATATGAGGAGCATAGGCGGGAAGCGGAAGAAAAAGTAACAAAAAAAGCAAAATCAAAATTAAAAAGATTTTTGAACATTGAAACAGACGAGGAAAAGAAATGAGTGAAGAATTAATGTTAACTTTACAAGTAATTAATTTATCTAGTCTTCATAATTTTCTAGGATTAGTTCAAATATCTCTCGCGCTGTTCGGATACTATATCTCTTTTTTCTTCAGAAGAAGTAGAGTATTTCAATTCAAAGTAATTTGTGTTTTCTCTTTTCTAATGGTTGGTGGTGTAGGTTCTTTCATAATTGATTACATGTATTTTCACATGTTTCAACACCTTCTTACATTGGGATTTGCTCTTTGTGCAACAATTCTATATTGGAGAGAGGCAAAATATTGTAGAAGATGCACAAATCCAAAAGGATGTCGCCGTGGTTAAACTTTTTTGTTGACAAGACCTCATAATAATGTTATAGTTCTTTATATGAATTGATAAGAATCAAAAAGAACAAAACTTAATTACTATGAGGAACAACATGAACTTTGAATTCAATTATAGCAGAAGAGACGAATTAAGCGATATTATCAGTGACTCGTATAAAGATCTTTACGGTGTGCGACCAAGGTTTATAGATTTTGCAAACACTTCTTTAGACGAACTTGAAAGACTTGCTGATGACATTTCCAGCAAACTTCGTGTGGAAATAGAGCGCGAGAAGAAAGAAAAACAAGAAATCATCAAAAAGATTCTTGAATACGGAGCTCCTGACGCTAAAACCGCGCAAAAATGGTTAGATGACGCTGAATATAACTTTTAATAATGGAGAAAGAAATGCTATCAGACCACCTTCAAACAGAAAAACTCCCCTCAGATCTTAAGGCCGCAATCAAAAAGTCGATTCTTGGTTATCTTCATGACAAAGATGAAGCAATGCAATATATGATAACAAAAAATCAGGAAGCACAAACTGATGGTTCGGTTCTCAAAGGAAAATTCATTAGTTGTACTATTGGGAAAATGACTTTGCCCTGCGGTACTCCAGGTTGGTTATTTGAGCAACCTGCTTATGAATATTCTAAATACATTGAACAATGGGGAATTTCATATCCGGCAAAGGATGCAGAGAAAGTATTAATTGGAATTCATTATACTTGGGTAACACTTGTTAAACTTGAAACCGGAGATGAAACACTCGCTCATTTGTACAAATATGTGGATCTTGGAGAAAAATAGTTGTTGACAATGCCACAAAAACATAGTAATATAAATTATAAGATAAATTTTGTATAAATCTATCCGAGATTATATTATGATGAAATTGATTTTTGTTTTTATTATGTGTTTGACGGCGTCTGCTGAAGCATCAATTAACACAATAAGACTGGATCTTTTAAGATACAGTTATCACCAAGCACATAAAGAGGAAACTATCTTGAAAAAAATAAAAAATATAACAGAAGAAGACAGACATTGGTTAGCATTAAACATTTACTTTGAAGCCAGAAGTGAGAATCTTCACGGTAAAATGGCAGTTGCATTTGTAACAATGAATAGAGTTATCAAGAATAAAAATCATTGGCCCGACACAATAAAAGAAGTTGTGACACAGCCATGGCAGTTTTCTTGGTATAATTCAAAAAAAGTTCCACCTATAACAGAACAATCGGCATGGGAAGATGCGAAACATATTGCAGATCTTTCTATAGAACTGTATAATACAATGGCTGAATCAGAAGAATTCGAGGTTGATGGAATCACAAAAGGATCGGATCATTATTTTGCTGATTATATTGCTATGCCATCCTGGGCTAAAAAGATGAAGTTCAATGCTAAAGTAGGAACGCATATATTTTATACTGATATTTAAAATTAAATCTAGGAGAGTAAATGATATTACAAAAGCACGAATTCTGTGAGTGGATAGAAAGATATCGGGCTATTAACAAAGAAAAATACATGGATTCTATTCTAGAGGCATGTCAATATTTCTCTGTTGATCCCGAATCTATTAAACCACTATTAAATGAACAGATAATTCATAAACTAGAAGCCGAATCTATCAAACAAAACTTACTAAAAAACAATTCTAAAACAAGATTATCAGTATTTTTATGATGACGCCTCTAAGAGCATATGAAATTTTTCAAGCAATGCAATTGCACTGGAAAAGTGATAGTTATGATTTTGTGTTGTATAATGGAAAATTGAAACATGTTAATAGATTTCATTTTGACAAATCGCCAGAAAAGAGATTCTTCTTTAAAGCGACAGATAAGTTTTCTAATGAAAATGAGTTTAAACTATACCTTGTTCCTATATTTCTGGAAAATAGTAATGTTTCGGCATTTGATTTATTCTCCGAAAGTAATGAAAACATTTCTGATAAATGGTATAGGCACATACAAAAATTGAAATCTATTTTTAAAGAAGAGGCTGGAATTATATTTGAATACATATTCAAAATGGAACTTTCATTTGATGAGTTTTTTCTAGGAGAACCAGTTAAAAGTTTTCTTGCTTATGATAAAATTTGCATAGAAACATTTATTATTTTAGAAAAATTGTTAAAATTTCTTGACAAATCCAAGGCATCTGATATAATATATTTACAGTTATATGAAGATAAAGTTCGTGCTTATACTTCATTTATACAAATTGACAAGTCTAAATATAAGACTATACTTGAACAGACAATCAAAAAGAAAAAGGAGGACCACATGTAACCAGCCGTTGAAAGACCGGCAAACCGAATAATAAAGACATAAAAGACAATTAAAAAGAAAGACAAAAAGGACAAAAATTACATGGATTTTTCTAAACTTAAAGAAAACAAATCAACTGCGGCACTTTTAAAATCACTTCAAAAAACATCTTTTGCTAAGTCCAATAAGTACGGCAATGATGAAACTGAGTGGAGAATTTCTAAGGATAAAGAGGGCAATGGCTCTGCTATAATTAGATTTGTTGCTTCTCCAGACGGAGAATTGTTTCAAGAGGTCAGAAATCACGGCTTTAAGAAAAATGGTAAATGGTATATTCAAAACTGCCCTAAAACTCTTGATTGGGATAATGCCTGCCCTGTTTGTGAAGAAGCAAACAAACGTGTAGGTGATAGAAAATGGGACGAGATTCCTAAAGCAGAACAAGATGAAATTAGACCGATGTTTGCAAAGACATCTTATTGGTCTAATGTCCTTGTTATAAAGGATCCTGCTGAACCTGAAAATGAAGGTAAAGTTTTTAAATTCAGATTCGGTAAAAAGATTCTTGATAAAATTGTTGCTAGACTTCAAGATGATGAACTTGAAGGAAAAGAAGGTATCAATGTATTCGATAATGATGATGGTGCCAACTTTAAACTTATTGTTAAGAAAGTCGCAGGTTGGGCTAACTATGATGATTCTTCATTCATGGCTCCTTCCAAACTTAAAAACGGTGATGAAGTAGTTAAAAATGGACATGAAATCGGTTGGATGAGATCTGATAAAAATTTCAAGGTTTATGAGGAACTTTGTAAAGCATTCAACAAAGTAATGGGGTCATCTAGTACTCCTACTAAAACCGCTGAAGATTATGTTTCAGATGATATTCCTGAAGACACTGGCAAGTATTCTAAAAAGTCAGATAGTACTGAAAATGAAAGTACTGATGATGAAGACGATGATTATATGAAGTATCTGGAAAGTCTCGCTCAAGAAGACTAATCAATAAAGGGGTGATTACAGAAATGTAGTCACCCTTTTATTTTAGAAACCGAAATTAGTATTCAATTGTCTTAAAGTGATATCTTCTTGGTGTGGAGACGCCTGTACATTATAACTATTTTGTGTTTTGTTAATATTATTCACATTAGAAGTTTTTGGTGAATTCACTACAACATTTTTATTAGTTTTTTCTCTTTCACTTGCTTCTTGATTTAAATACTCCGCAGATTTTGTGCTTAAATTTGATCTAGGATTAATTGCTCCCATCATTACATCACTTTTACTTCCTAAGATATCTTTCAATTTGTTTCTTGTTTCTTCATCAAAATCATCATACTCCATAAGATTTGCTATTTGTTTTCTATTAAGATCATTAATAGCATCCCAGTCTGTTATAACATCATTCCTAAACATTCTTTTATCAATGACTTTTTTATCTTCAAGATCATCTATAATATTGGAAGATTTCTCTGGTTTCAGTTGCTCAACAGATAGTTTTTCATCATCTTTGAAGAATGGTATAGATCCTTTTATCAAGTCAACAACAGAAAAATTCTTGAAAATATCAAAGATTTTTCCGAAAAAATCTGATACTATTTCTTTTATATCCGGAATTTCAAAATCAAATGTAAAGGCTTCCTTAGTGGCTTCTATTATGAAATCTAGACCTTCTTTAGCAGAAGCCGTTATATTATTAAAAACATTTTTAACTGAGCCTATCAATTCACTAACTTTTGTTTCGACAAACTCGGCAACAGATATATCTCCTAGTTGTAAACCATCAAGATTAAGAACTGTTTTCCACCAATTCCACATCAATCTATAAGGTGCTTTAATAAGTTCTGTTAAAGAAAAACCTTCTGGAAATGATATACTGAAAATATTAGTGAAAAAATTCTTTATTCTGTCAATAGTTCCTTTTATCATATCGTAATAAGAAGCAAGAAACTCAGTTACTTTTTGATCAACAAATCCACCTATATCAGTTTCAATTCCTACAAGACCGAAAAGTGAATCAGCAATACCCGCTATTCCCCCTAAAGTTCCACCTATAGCGGAAGCCATTTTGTCTGTTGTTGTAGCAACATCTTTACCTAACTTTTCAGCGGCATTATTCCATCCGTCAATTCCGTCTGTTACAGCATAGAAAGCAGTAACGGCTAATCCAACAGGACCAGCAAATCTAGCAACACCTTTCAAGAGAAGTTTGCCGCCACTTTTTAAAACTGCACCTGCTTTTGAGAAAAATGCTCCTATGCCTGCAAGACCCATCATAAATGACTGAAACATTTCGTTGAGACCTAATATTTGCAACAAACTATTTTGTTTATCTGTTGCATCAGCCAGATTCATATCAGAACCATTATCAATGTTATTAATGGCCTCAATCATTTTTTCAGTTCTTCTATTATCTTCTCTTTGTTTCTCTATTTCGGCGAAACCTGATGCTTCAGAGTTTTTTACTAACGTGTTAATTGAATTACTTAAATGATCTAATAATAGATTGCTTGTTTGAATTTCTGCTGTGTTTAAATCTAGAAGTTTATTTCCCTCTTGAACTGCTGTTCTATTTTCATCTTGTGCCGCTATCAATTGACCATTTTCAATAGCATACATTTCCCGAAGTTTCTCAAGAGTAGATAGCATTTTTTCAGCATTAGGATCATCAGGGTCAGCGTTATCATATCTTTCTTGCAGTCTATCAATAGTTTCAACTATTTTTTCAGTCCGTTGATCACCTTCTCGTTTTTGTGTTATAGGATCCTTTGCTTCTTTATCTCTTTTTAATTCTGCCGCTAAAACATCTTTATGTTGATCTTGAAGAATTTTTTCTCTTTTTTCATCGGCTTGTTTTCTTTTATCCATCATGGATTGCATCATAGAACCGATGAAAAGAAAAGCAGGATTATCTAATCCAATTGTACCCAAAATACCAGCAATAGAAGGAAGATTTGATTTTAAAGAATCTGAAAAAGCCGCTCTTAATGAATGTTCATTTTCTTTTAGAGATTGATTTGTCATTTTCATTTCGCGTAACAAATCATCTAAAACCATTTTTTCTTTATCAGTAATATTAGATTTATTATTTGTAATCAATTGTTCAATTACACCAAGACTTTTTCCAGCAAGAATATTTTCTTTTCTGTTTGATGCTTCATACACATCAGAAGAAACGACATTCATTTGCTTTATAATAGAGGCAAATGCATCCGACTGCTTCTCAATTTTTTCAATCTCACGCTCTACCATATCCTGATATTTTAGTTCAGAACTTTGCTGAAAAAAATCAGGTCTGTCTGCTCTAATATTTTGGAGATCTTCCTTTGTTATTTTTGCCATTTATTTACTCTTATTCTTTTCTATTTGCTGTATTATCAAAGCAGTGTATACATCCCTTTCCCATGGTATCATATTATTGATTTCTGTAAGACTCAAATTGTGATAAGTGAAAAGAGCCATATTCATTTGAAGTCTTCCAGCAAGGGTTTCATGAGAAAGGGCTAGACGAAAAAATTATTAAGCCCCTCGAATTTATATTCTGATTTATTTTTACACTGTACACATGTAAATTTTACAGTATGATTCAATTTCGGAACTTTATTAAGAAAATCATGAACAATTAATTTCAATGATTTTGATGTCATCTTTTTGACAAAATTTTCTAACTCTTCCGGCGGAAGATCTGATGTTTCATACACATTATCTTTATAGAAAATGGTTTCAATTAAAGAACCCACTAGAGAAAAAAGAGAAACATTTCCATCAGCCAATTGATCAAGTACATTAAAACCAGGGTATTTCATAGAAAACTGTAGATCATCAGAAAATTTTACAATGTTAGAATCTTTTTCTAATTTAGGCTTTTTGATGTCTTCAATATTAACAATAATCTCATTCTTATATCCACATTCCTCATTTTTACAAGGAAGCAATAATTCAATTTCTTCACCAACTGATTTAGAACGTAACAGAAGAAACAAATACTCAATATCAAACGATGCTAAGGAATCTACATCTATTTCATCATAAGTACATTTATTGATAATATCCTTTGCCGCTTCTAACATTACTTTAACGTCACCAGACTCCTTTGCTGTTAATAATGCTTGTTCTTCTCCAGACGTATAAGATCTGTATTTAACTTTTTTATTGTTACTGATTAATGTGGTAGTGTACGTTGGTGATGTTTGAATTGTATCTAAAATTGATCCCATTTCTCTTCTCCTGTATAATTATTTATTTTCCCAGTGATGATATGCCCAAACTACGCTGAATACTGGAACTAATCCCTCTTGAGTATATCCTAATTGTATTTGTGATATTTCCATTGGCCATGCTTCAATCAACTCTATTTTATTTATAGTTTGATCCATTTTATTTTGTGTATTTATTTGAACTGATCCGACAAAATCCTTATAAAAAGAGAAGTAATAATCTTCTCCTGCTATTAATAATTGCCAGTCATTAAAAAACTTTCTTTCTTCTAATGAATCAGTTGCATAAAATTCTGTTGTTACATCGGTGTATAACTCAGCATAAGGAACTTTCCTTATAGGACCATGGTGATATTGCTCTACCGTTGAAAATCCTCTGCCCGGAAGATCAACCGAAGAACAATTTAAACTAATCTCTTCAGTTAACCAACCTGCAGGGCCGCCTATGAAAACAGTATATCTAGTTGCATCTAAAAATGGGTTAGCGGCAACATTTGCTTTAAACTTTGTTATATTCATTAATACCTACCTCTTGAATCATTCCACACTTCTGATACTGACGCACCTTTAAAATCTGCTGTAGGAAGTGATATTGCTTTATGCCACTGTTCTGGTCTTATAGTGTTTATTTTAGACCGCACATTTTGCTTGATATATTGTTTGATACATGGTTTAAAATACCGATATTTAGCGGCAGATTGTAGAATATCATAAGTCATTCTAAATTTAGTTGTTGAATTAAAATTATCATTATTAATAATGTTCATTAAATTTAAAAGAAATCTTTGTCTAATCTGCGGATTAAGATAATGAAGATTCAATCCCATAAAATGTGTACTCGTCTGATTGATTGCAATCACTAAAGGAAATCTATCCCAGTACGGCAATTTTCCATCACCCTTGGCTTTATATAGAAAAGTGTGCATAGATCCCTCAAATGGTGACTGTTTACCTCTTTGACGAAGATCTGACATTTTTACATTTTTGAGTGATTGTTTTTGAAGTTCTTTCAATCTATCTCTAAACCAAGATTTAGCCGACTGAACTTCCTCTTTTCTAAATATTTGTGTTTCAAATGGAGATTTTTTAGCCATAACTTATTTCTTTTTAAACTGACCTATTTTTTTATAAGCGAATGCTTTAGTCATTTTTGGTTTAAGCCCCAATTTTTCTAATTCATTTTCTGTCCAAATGACAAATTCTGCGCCGTTGTCTTCCGCAAATTTCTTTGCCGCTGTCCATTTAGCATTATTTATAGCATGTGTCTTTACTTCATTGATAAAAGTTTTTTGTTTTTTACCCTTTGTATTTTCTGGTTTTTGTGTTTGGTAAAAAGGTTTGACTTCAATCAACAATTTCTTGCCATTTTTGAATCTAATAGCAAAATCTATAAAATATCTATGCGGCTTTCTATCCACTGGTGATATGTATTGAACTACTGCTTCTTCCGAAGCCCATGCTTCGACTTCGTCATTTTTATCACACCAGATACAAATCATACGTTCCCAAGAAGATCTGCAAACAATATTATCGATATTAGAAGGTACTAAATATTTTTCGGGGTTCTTAGGTCTATATTTGCTTTTGAATGTTTTTGACATTTCTTCATAGTTAATAGTTTGTGTTGATAAATACAATTAGAATTATTTAAATATAAAATTACTAATGTTATTTATAGGGTCAAAAAATGCGTGTAGATTTAATGTTACAAAAACAGGCGACAAGCACTGTCAGAAGAATGGGTGATATAAGTTGGAGAGCACCTTTCACAATTCTTGATTGTGAAGGAGAATTTGCAGTTTTACCGCTTCCTCTATCAGTTGTTTCCGGGAATCAAATGCTATGGGAACAAAAAGATTTTACTGCCGATTCAATTAGGGGTGCGGCAGTTCTAGGAATGAGAGATAAATGGAAAGATGATCTTACTGGATCCGGGGCCGAATTAGTATCTGCATACGCTTCAGGACTTTGGAAAGATACTCAATCTTCGGTAGGTTCTGCTTTAGGCGGAGTTGATAATTTGGGTGACTTCATAAAGCATAAAGAAGGTAAAGCAGTCAATTCTAATAAAGAAATGACATTCAATGGTATGGGATACAGATCATTTACACTTGCTTTTGAATTAGTTCCTCTAGATGAAAAACAAGCAAAACAAATTGATGAATTTATAATTTTCTTTCAAGAAAAGGCATCACCTGAGTTTGCTTCTCCTAAAAAGATATACTGGAAATATCCCCCTTCTTGGGAAATTGTTTGGTCAAAAGGATTAAAATTACCAACAATTATGCCAGCATATTTAACAGACTATTCTATAAACTATGCAGGTGCTGGTAAAATGGCTTTTCATAAATCCGGTCACTCAACACAAACTAATATAGAATTAACTTTTGTGGAAAGTACTCTTCATACCAGAGATAAAATTAAAGCGTTCCCAGGTTAATATATGAAATTATCACTTATAGAAAAATCGAATTTTTATTTTAATAGATTTCCTATTGTTGATTATCATCTTAAAGGTGTGGATAGACCAACTTTAGATTTTATTCATCGATGGGCTTTTAGAAAACACATTAAAGAAAATGCCGCTTCTTATTCTAAATGGATAATTAGGGATGAAGATAGTATATTTTCAATTGCTCAAACAATATATGGCTCTCAACATCATTTTTGGATAATCATGATGATGAATGATATGATTGATCCCATTTTTGATTGGCCTCTTGATAATCGCGATCTGATTGAATATGTAAAGAAAAAATATGGAGCAGAAAATATTTATGAACCGCATCATCTTGAGGCTGTTGGAGCAGAAGGAAATGATGATATAAATGTTTTACCTTCTGGAACAATTGTGTCTAATAATTATACTGCTGATAAAGTTACTGTATCTAATTTTGATTATGAATCGAGACTGAATGAAGAAAAGAGAAATATAAAGTTGCTCCTTCCAGAATATCTTGAAACTGTTTTAAGAGAAAAGAGCGAAATTCTTTCGTCTAATTTTAATAGGAATTAATAATGCCATTTACTGAAAACGGAATTGAAGTAACCCCCTTTGATTTTTTTGTTGACAAACTTATCATCGTAGGGGATTATGGAGAAATTGACATAACATACATGATGGTTGAATTGAATATAATAGAATCACTTTTTGATAAATGTATTACTGGTTCTTTAGTTGTAACGGATGCTCTGAATGTTATCTCAAATCTTCCTTTACTTGAGGGAGATAGATTGAAAGGATATATTATGAGAAACGATTACGATAAATATATTAGAGATTTTGACCCTGATTTTGAAATAAAATTTGAATACGAAGTTATTAAGATAAGAGAACAGAAAAAAACAAAACAAGATCAGCAAATATGGTCAATCAATTTTGCTTCATGGTCTTGGGGAGACAATCTTGGAAGAAGGGTTTCTAAGTCATATCGTCAATGGCCATACTCTGATATGGTGAAAGACATATATGACAAACATCTCCAAAGAGGTGGTCTGTCTGGTGCAACTGAAATGAAAGGAATTGATGTAACGGGAACAGAGAAATTATGGAACATTGTTATACCTAACTGGAAACCGTTTCAAGCAATAACATATCTAATGAGAAGATCATTTGATGGCGATGTTGTTAACTATCTTTTTTATGAAGATAAAGAAAAGTACTACTTCAAACCTCTTAATGATTTGATGGCAGAAGGTCCAAAAGCGACTTACTTTACTGCTGTTTCTGAAGAATATATAGGAATAGAAGAAAGCAGAACAATAAGCATAGATGTTTTAGAACCGCAATATAACAAGATTCTTTCTTTTGAAATGAAAGATTATCATGATATATCTGCTGGCGCAATGTTAGGGTTAGTAAATACTCGTCTTATTAAGCATGATGTTTTTAACAAAAGAATATATGACTATTATTATAAAGGACCTGAGGGAGATAACTATATTATAGAAGATCCTCATGAATACAATAAAGACTTTGCGGCACTTGAACATGCTGATCCTGGTGGTGTTGAAATGATCAAAGGAACCACTAATAACAAATTTTGTTGGGACGGTGACAATGTTTTATCAGTATATCCAGAACATTTGTTTCAATGGGATGATCAAGAACAATTTGAACCAGACAAATGGTTAAGACAAAGAAACGGACAAATGCAACAAGCAAAGTTTATTAGATTTCAAATCATAACTCCGGGAAATCTGACAAGAAAAGTTGGAGATAAAATAAAAATAGAATTGTACTCACCACAGTGGAAACCTAAAGGTCCTGATGAAAAACCGATCATGGATAGTAAATTTCAAGGAAACTATCTCATAACATCTATAAGAAGAAAGTTCACTGGTGATCAATATAGCAATGTTTTAGAAGTTATTAAGGATGACTACTTCAGTCTCGTAAATGATAGTATCTGGGACAGAGCAAAAACAGATTATCCTTTTAGAAAGGATGGAAAAGGAAATGTAATCGGGTTATAATATGATAGATCAGAATATACTACCTCAAAATACCGGATTTTATTGGTTCTTCGGAGTCGTAGAATGCACAAATGACCCAGAAAAAATGGGAAGAGTGATGGTCAGAGCAATCGGTGATCACACTCAAGATCTTGATGAAATACCAAGAGAAGATCTACCGTGGGCGCTTCCGATGATGCCAGTGAATTCTGCTTTTATTTCTGGAATTGGAAATTCGCCGACTGGTCTTGTTAAAGGTTCTCATGTTGTTGGTTTCTATAGAGATGGTGCACACAAACAACAACCGGTGATAATTGGTTCAATCGGAGGAATCCCCATTGATCCTCCAGATCCAACTATCGGTTTCAATGATCCTCAAGAATGTTTTCCAGATATCACAAAACTTGAAGAGCCTGATACAAATAGACTCGCTAGAGGTGTAGCTGGAAAACATGTAAAAGAACATCTAGCAGTAACAACCAGAAGAAATACTGTTCTTAAAGGAATTTGGTCAGCGGCTTCTAAATGGGATGAACCAGAAACACCGTATGAAGCAATCTATCCTTACAATAAAGTTTGGGAGGGACCGTATAATCCTGAATGTGACGAATGTGAATGGGGACATATAGAAGAATGGGACTCCACTCCTGGTGCTGAAAGATACTTTAGACAACACAAAACTTCACAGAATTTTCTTGAAATACATCCTGACGGTAAAGAAGTCAGAAAGATTTATGGACCTTCATTTGAAATCAATCTTGCTTCAAAACACATTTTGATAGACGGTGATTATCAAGTTACTATTCAAGGAAATAAAGAGGAGAGAATAAAGGGTGATTACATGCAAGTAATTGATGGTGATTACTCACAAGTTGTCACAGGAAATAAAATACTTCATACTTTTGAAGATGAAGTTCAAGTTGTTCAAGGTGCTATATATCGTTTGGCTAAAGATACTATCACTGATGTAACTGAAGCAGGATATAATTTAGCCGCCGCTGATGCAATTGACATGATGTGTGGAACGGATTTTACAGCATTAGCAGGGACTTCTTCATCTATTGCCGCTGGTTCTGGCATTTCTCCATCGGTTCCAGGGAAACCAGGATCTGATCAAGATTCTCCTAGTTATGAAAATATTATTTTAAGTTGTAAAGAAGAAAATAAGGCTAAATCTGCAAAATCTGGTTTAGTTGTTCCCGATATTCCATCCGCCGGTGTTGGTGGAGGAGGGGCTGGAGGAACTTATGTAAAAGCACATATAAGTAGTAATGTTTATGTGAAAGCCACTAATACACATAATACTGGTCATCTTTACATACCTAATATAGATTGTGTTGAAGCAACTATAACAACAATTGATGGCATAGATCTTACATATACAAGTATTGATTCAACTGATATTATGTCAGGAACGGTTACGGCGATATCGGCTTCTGCTGGTAATGTAATAACTTCAAGTTTAACATCTTCTATTATATATGGAATTATTGCTGGTCCGGGCATGGGAGAATCTACCGCTCAAACCTCTTCAGGAGAAATTGCTATACCACATACTCCTACTTCCGCTCCTTTTGTTGTAATAGCAGGAGATACGCCTGCTATAGAAGTTGAATCAGAAATTGAATACGCTGAACCATTCATTCCCGGTGAAATTTATCCCCCTTGTCCTTAACTATAAATAGAGATATGAGCAACTATAATTACATCGAAAACAAGCCGTCTAAACTGTATACTGATTTAAATTTAGCATTTTCAAAGAACCCTGTTAATAAAGATGTTACAGTAAAAAGAAATGAAGAGGCTATAAAGCAATCTTTAAGAAATCTCATTCTTTTGGGCAAAAAAGAAAAACCGTTTCATCCTGAGATTGGTGGCGGCGCTTATGATTTACTCTTTGAAAATTTTGATGAGGTCGGAACTGCTGATATTCTTCAAATAAAAATTGCCGGCATCATTCAAAGATTTGAACCCAGAGTAGATCTGGAAAGAGTAGATATTGATTTTTTAAATGATAATAATAGTGTATCAATAACAATTTATTATACAATACTAACAACACTGGTACAATCTAGTGTTCAACTATTTCTTAAAATAGCAAGATAAAATGACTACAAACAAATCGGAAATCAATGTAACTGATCTTGATTTTGATCTTATCAAGCAAAATCTTATAGAATACTTTAAAGCGGATCCTACATTTTCGGATTATGAATTTGAAGGAAGTGCGCTCAACATTCTATTAGATATCTTATCATACAACACTCATTTAAATGCCGTTATGGCTAATATGAGTGTGAATGAAATGTTTATCGACTCCGCCCAATTAAGACAATCAATTGTTTCAATTGCAAAGGCTCTTGGATATACGCCGAGAAGTGTTAGAACATCCATGGCCAATATTGCTCTAGAATTTACAAACATTTCCGGCGCGCCTGCTTACATAACAATGCCAGCAGGAACAAGATTTAGTACGCCGCAAGGCCTTGTGTATTCAACTAAAGAACAGATATTAATATATCCGAGTGTTGGAGATGGTGCTGGTGTTTACCGAATAGATTCGGTTGACATATATGAAGGAGTTTACAACAATTTTCAGTATACTGTCAATTATTCTGATATTGATCAAAAATTTGTTATACCTTCAGTCAATGCAGATATATCTTCATTAATAGTCACTGTTATTGAAAACAATGTACCTACTATATATTCTCTTAGTGAGAATATAACTCTTTTGGATCCGACTTCTACAGTTTACTTTTTACATGAAACTTCTACAGGTAGATTTGAAGTAACTTTTGGTGACGGTATTATTGGAAGAAAGCCAATAAACAATGCTGTAATTCAATTTTCCTATATTATTACTTCTGCGGCTGAAGAAGCGAATGGAATTGAAGTATTTAAACAATATCAGCAAATAGATGGTTTTTCTTCTTACACAATAACAACTAATACAAAAAGTTACGGTGGCGCCCCAGCGGAATCTAAAGAAGAGATACAAAAATTGGCTCCATTAATTTTTAAAGCACAAAATAGGGCTGTTGTTACTGAAGACTATAAAAACTTTTTGTTATCTGAATATCCATTTATTGATACAATGTCCATATGGGGCGGTGAATATAATAATCCTCCTATTTATGGAAAGGTTTTCTTTGCAATAAAACCGGAACACACTGAATTTTTATCAAATAATCTTAAAGAAAAAATTAAACAAGAATTTATAAGAAAATATAATGTTGTAACTGTAATACCAGAAATAGTGGATCCGGACTATACATACATTTTATATGATGCTTCTATAAAATATGATTATAATAAAACTACATTAACTAAAACACAATTAGAAATATCTTCAAAACAAAATCTTATAGAATTTTTTGAAAATACTACAGAGAAATTTAATAAACCGTTTTATTTCTCTTCATCAGTAAATGTTATTTCCGATACTGATGAATCAATCATGAGTGTATTGGCTGATGTTACTTTGATGAAGAGAGGCTATCCTACATTAGGAGATCCTTTCATAAGATCATTCTCTTTTAATTCGGCAATAAAGCCAGGATCATTATATTCTTCAATATATAACCCTGGAGGAATAGATGGAATACAGCAACAGATTCTTTTTGATAATGGAAATGGTGTAATAGGAACAAAAAATGCAACATCAAAAGAAATAATTAATAATAATGTTGGTAATATTAACTATGTAACTGGTTTACTAAACATCAATATAATTGCATATAGTTTACCATCAGATACTAATGATATAAGAATATATTGTGAACCTGTAATAAAGAATGTATATCCAGATTTTAATCAGATTCTTGTTGTTGATGACTCACCGTTTTCGGATGACTTTGGAAGACCTCAAGGAATAAAAATAACTGCTTTAGTTGAAGATTTCGACAAAAAATATTAAACTCTTATCAAATTATGGCAAATAAAAGCATAACTTCAGTTATAGAAAATCACATACCGCTATTTATAAGACTTCAATATCCTAATTTTGTTGAATTCATAAAATTATATTATGCGGATCAGGAGCAAGTAGGTTCATCATATGAATTTATAGCAAATCTTCTGGATTATTCTAATATTGATTTGACTTCAATCCAACTCCTGGATAGTTTTAGTAAGCAGTATATAAAGACTCTTCCTAAAAATATTCTTCCTGAAATCAATAAAAGAACTTTGATAAAATACGCAAGAGAATTTTATCAGTCTGTTGGTTCAGAAAGTTCTATTAGATTTCTTTTCAGAATACTTTTCAACGAGCATGTTGATTTATATTATCCCTCTGTTGATATCATACGGACATCTTATGGTAAATGGCAAGTAGAAAAAATAATAAAAATCACTAACACAAGAAGAAATAATGATATCATTTCGATTGAAGGAACTGAAATAGTTGGTCAAACTTCTGGTGCTAGAGGTTTAGTAGAGAAAGTTAATGTATATACTGCTACTAACGGTGCTGATGTTGCTGAAATAAGTTTAACTGATTTCGATTCTATTAATCCTATTTCTAATTTTATTCCTAAAGAAACTGTTGTAGCAACATCATTAGATGGTGATATGACATTTTCTGAAATAGTATATTATATTATATCTGATATTAATATCACTAACGGCGGAATGTATAATCGTGAGGGTGATTTGATCAAAGTCATCAGTACTGTTGGTTCTGATGCCGCGGTAAGAGTCGATTCAGTTGAAGATGGTTCAATTGATTCAATAGAAATAATAAATCCCGGTGATGGTTATCTTCCCGGTGATTTGATATTCTTTGAAGAATCTAGAACAAGTATAGGAGCCCGGGCGATAATCACAGAAGTTGATAGCATAGATTCTGAAACTCCGGGTCCCATTCTAACAATTAAACTCATTGATAAGGGACACTCTTATAAAGAGATTCCAACATATGAAATAAGATCTGAAGCGGGCGAGGGAGCAATTTTATATCCTATTTCATCTAGTATAGGAAAAATTAAAACTATTAACATCATTAATCATGGTGTTAGATATAGTCCAGAAATTACAAACTCTTTTCCTCTGCAATTTCCGATATACTTTGGAGAAGCATATGAATTAGGTTCTTTACAATTTTATAAAACTGCTTTTGTATATGATTCTGCTTGGAATGAAATAGACTATAATAAAAATGAAACAATTGTTGGTTCAATAAGTGGTGCTGAAGCAAATATAATCAGATTTGATAAAAATACTGGTATTTTAACATATGAACTTTTGCCTGGTTCTATAAATTTTCAAGTAGATGATATTATAACAGGTCAAAGTACCACTGCTACAGGATATATAATACATCAATTATGGTCTGTTAGTTCAGAAATAATACCCGGTGCTTTGGGAGAGTATAAAGGAAGATTCTTAAACAGAGATGGTTTTTTAAGTTCAGACAAATATTTACAAGATTCATATTATTACCAAGATTTCTCTTATGTAATAACAACTACAAGACCTAAAGATGAATGGTTCAATTATATAAAACCGAATGTACATCCTGCGGGAACTATTGCGTTTGGTTTCGGCGAATCATTTGAAATTATAAAAGAAGGTGTTTTAGGCGGATTTGTAAGTCCTACACTTGAATCAGTAAGATATTATATAGACGAATATGATTATGATGAAACTAGGTGGACTCCACAATTATACGGAGAAAGATTACTTGCACAAAAGCCGAATACACAGAAAAAAGATTATAAAGTTTATGAAGATTTCTTTATTGAATCGGGTTCTATAGATCAACTTGTTTTAGATGATAATGATACTATTCTTTTATTAGATGAAGAACCTTCTAATGATAATTTTCTCATCATGAATGATGAACCTCTAGTATATAAAGACATAAATACATCTATAAAGGCACATTTATGTTTCGGTTCAAAAATAGTGTATGATATTGAAGGTGAGTTTGGTTTAGGAATAGATGATATTGAAAACACATTTTCTATTGACGATTCATCAGTATCAATTGAATCTAGTTATACTGATACTGATAATTATACAGATAATGAAAATTATACAACCGAAAGTGAAACAGAGAACTTTTTAGTGACTTAACATTATAAAAGGAATTTAATATACATGTCAAATTATACAACACCTAAAAGATTGAACGAATTAGATGATGTTTCTGGTACTATAACAGAAAATTCTCTTTATCTAGTTCAAGATGCTGTTGGAAATCGACTAGGAGTGGTTCGGGCACTCGATATTGTTGGTAAAACAACATTAGATGATATTCAAGATGGCACAACATATCAAAGAATATCTTTAGTTGAGAAAACAGAAATAACCGATATACGAACAGATTTAACAAGCCATGAAACTGACTTCACTAATCCTCATATAGTTACCAAAGATCAAATTGGTCTTGGTAATGTAGATAATACTTCTGATCTTGCTAAGCCTATATCAACTGCTACTTTGGCTGCATTGGCTGATAAAGCGGATGATGATCATACACATCCTGCATTAGAAGTTGTTACAGTTTCGGCTGGTGATAATGTAACGGTAACAGAAACAACACCAGTTGAGGGTCAAAGAAATTATGAGATTGATGCTAATATTACACCGCTTGTAGAAGGTGGTAATATTGATATTGAAGAATTTGGTGGCAATATGATAGTAACTTCTGAGGCGCCAAGAAGAAACTATTTTATTAACTCAAACTTTATGATTAATCAAGACTCTAACGTTACTACTGATGGGACCACTGCAACTGCATCATTAGATGCAGGGGAATACGGTCATGACATGATTAAAGCAATTACACCTAGTGCTATATATCAAATAACAGAGTCTACTAGAGCCTTAACACTTATTGGAGGAATCATTGGTCAACGCAATGATGATCTGATAGGCATAAGTGGAGAGATTGTAACTATCTCTATAAAATCTGGAGAACTTACAGTCGGTGCTACGGCAGGGTCTGACGGTTCTACAGTTACTCCTGGGTGGCCACACACATTTGAACTGAATATGGACGAAGGAGCATTCGTCACATTTACAGCGGCAACAAATGTGACTGGCATTAAAATTGAAACAGGATCTTATGCAACTGAATACGAGATACCTGAACCTAGGGCGGAAGAGGCACGATGTTATTATTACTACCAAAAATATAATTGGAGCACGGCAGGTAAAACCGTCGGCAGTGGTTATGGCTCAGAGGTTTTATCCAACACTTATATATATGTGACTCTTGATTTGAGATCCAAGATTAAATCTACCGCCGCCCTTTCCGGGATCGGAACATCCTATATTCGGAATATATACAACGACTCTCAAACAGTAACATCTGTGTCTTTGGAATCTCTTTCGGATGCACAAGATAAGGCTTTTGTCGAGTTTAAATCTACCGGTGCTTTAGCAACTGATTCACATTTTGGAATTATTTTTGTGACCGGAGATTATTACCTAGAATTTGACGCAAGATACTAAACTATTATCACAATATAAAAGGAAATAAAACAATGGAAAGATATAAATTAACAAATAGCCCGGATCTGATCATTGATCAAGAAAACAACAGATGTATTCCTAGAGGACATAGATTGTGGGAAGAATATGAAGAATGGTTAGCAGAAGGAAATACTCCTGATGATATTATGACAAAAGAACAGGCTCTTCAAACCAAGATGCATGAAATTTCTCAATTGAACAGAAATACTAAACAAGAAGATTTTGTTTATGAAGGAAATACTTTTATTGCAGATCAAGAAGCAATTCAAGCAACCCAAAATCAATGTCTATTGATGGATGATATGGCTCCGATACCTACGCCAGAGGGTCTTTGGGTTCTTGCTGATAACACAACATTATATATGACTGTTGCAGATTTCAAATTATTTGCGACTGCTTTTTATATGAGAGGATCTAATAATTTCGGTATTAAAAAATATCATGAACAACAAGCATATAATATATTTGTAGATCCTGAGACAACTTATCAAGATATCCTTGATTATGATTGTACAACAAACTGGTACTAATAGTATTAGAATATAAAGGAAAGAAATGTCGGCAACAATTAATAGTTCAACTCACCTAGACAGCATAACTAGATTTATTGATCATCTTGATAGTGCAGAAGATTATTATTTTCTCTTCGCTGGTAGGGTTGCTCCATGGGCAGATGAAACTGGACCGGATACCGCTATAGCATCTTATGATAATTTTAAAGATGTCAGAGATACCCTTATCTTTATGAAAAGAATTAGGTCTGAAGACTGTGTTCCGGGTTTAAAAAGATATAACTGGGAATCTGGTAAAGTCTACTCTCCGTGGAGATCTGATAAAGATATGCTGACTGAACAAAATTTTGTTCATCCAGATAACCCTTATTATGTATTTGTTGATGACTTTTCCACAGGTGCCCTTTCAAGATCTATTTTCTTATGTCTAGATAACAACAATGGCGCAACAAGCATTAATCAACCTTCTGGGACTCAATCTACTCCTATTACTACTGCTGATGGATATATTTGGCAGTTTATGTATAATATAAGAAATGATCAATATCAATATGTAACTGATGCTGTAATCCCTTGTCCTATTGATGACTCTCAAAAATCATCCACACAGATTACAGTTGAAGGTAATACGACTCCTGGAACTATCAATATTATTAGAATTAACAATGCTGGTACAGGATATTCTGACGGTACTATAAACATAACTGGTGATGGAACTGGTGCTACTGCAACTTTCACAGTTGATCCAGAGGATGGATCAATCAATAAAATAACAATGAGCAATTTTGGTTCAGGTTATTCCTATGCTGATTTAGAAATTGTGTCATCATCTTCTGGAAATGATGCTGAATTGAAAGCAATGATTTCACCGTCAAGAGGTCACGGATATAATTCTGCTGAACAATTAAATGCTGGGTTTGTTATCATTAGGGCTTCTTTTATCAATACAGAAGGTGGGAAATTTCCAACTCAAAATGCATATAGAAGAATAGGAATTCTTAAAAATGTAAAATCTACTACTGATCAACTTTTAATTGATGATAGTTACAATTTTTTTGATGAACTTCAGGTAAGTCTTATTTCTGACCCGTTTCCTTTAACACAAACTATTAGAGGAGTTGATTCAGGCGCAACTGCTAAAATATTTTATAGAGATCCAGCCGAAGGTACTACTGCTTCTTTCTTTCTCATTGATAGAAAAGGTTCTTTCACAATAGGAGAAGAAATACAGTATGAAGAAGATGGAACTGTGTTTGCAACGGCGGAAATAGATGATATAAATCTATCAACACAAAATAAATATTCTGGTGATATTTTTTATTTTGAGAATGTTCAATTTGTTTCTAGAAGAACTGGTCAAACAGAAAGATTTATTATACCGATAGAATTTTAATCATAAATATAAAAAACAATAAATTTATATAAAGGCTAGTTATGGCATACGATTCACCGAAACAAATTGATCAATTAGATGATGTAAGTTCCACACTTACCAAAGATTCTTTAATTCCAGCGCAGGATGAAATTGGAAACAGACTTGGTCATGTTACTCCTATAGATATTGTTAGTAAAGCAACATTAGACGATATTCAAGACGGTACGACTTATAAAAGAATATCTTCCGCAGAACAAGTGGAGATTGGTACAATTCGATCAGATGTAGACGCTCACGTTGCTGATACTGATAATCCTCATGGAGTTACCAAAGCAGATGTTGGTCTTGGTAATGTAGCGAATATTGCACCAGAAAATTTACCTGTTTCAACTGCTGTTGACGCTGAGTTGGCTTTAAAAGCAAATGATGCGGAAATATCAGTTATAGGAAAAACAGGAAATTGGGGTGATATTATCGGAACTTTAAGCAATCAAGCAGATTTGCGTGATGCTTTAGATGCTAAAGAACCTGTAATTGCAACGAAGAACACAGCATTCAATAAAGACTTTGGCACAACTGCTGATACTGTTACTGAAGGTGATGATTCAAGACTATCCGACGCAAGAGTGCCGCTAACTCATGGGAGTGATAAACATTCTGTAGATTATCTCGGTGCATTGGATACAGCCGTTGATTCAGATAAATTAGACGGTGCGGATCTTTCTACTGATAACACTTTTGCCGCTGATTCTGATGAACTTGTTCCGTCTCAAAAAGCAGTAAAGTATTATGTTGATAATGCCGCTGTTGGAACTTCTGTTTTAAAAGGAAATGACAATTTATTAATTAATTCACATTTCGGTATTAATCAAGTAGATTATGCGGCTGATGGTGTAGACACTTTAGCGACAGGAACTGCTGGACATGAATATGGTCATGATTTATGGAAATTATCTGGTTCTGCCGCTTGGGCACTGATATACACAAAAAATGGCCCAGGTGATATCACTATAAATCAGACTTCATCAAATGGTGCCGGATTTGTGAATTTCGAACAAAAAAATAATGATTTAATTTCCGCATCAGGGGAAGTTGTAACTCTTTCATTTGAAGTTGTTTCTATAGATTCTGGTAAATCAATGGTTGTGTTTTCTGATGGCATGACCCATTCTATTGCAGCCAGAACAATTGATGCGGCTGGATTATATGAATATACTTTTACTGCTGATGGAGGTGGTAGATTACTTTTCTTTAAACAGCATACGGCAGCAAATAATGAAGATATTAACTTGAGAATAAAGAACTTAAAAATTGAGCGCGGTTCCACTGCTACAAAATGGGAACTTCCTGAACCTAATAATGAATTACACAGATGTTTGCCTTATTATTA